ACATCAATCCAATTGCAACATTCCCAAATGAAGGAGTTGTTATCTTTGGGCAGAAGACTCTTCAACAGACACCATCGGCTCTCGATAGAATCAATGTTCGTCGTTTGATGATCTTCCTCAAAGCAGAAATCAGCAAAGTTGCGAGAGGAATTCTTTTTGACAACAATGTTCGCTCAACTTGGTCTCGATTTACTTCTCAAGCAGAGCCAATCTTGGCAGACGTTAAAGCAAAGTTCGGTCTTACAGATTATCGTTTGATTCTTGATAGCTCCACAACAACCGCAGATCTTATTGATCGAAACATTATGTACGCGAAGGTTTTCCTTAAACCAGCCCGTGCAATTGAGTACATCGCAATTGACTTTGTAATCACAAGAACAGGCGCAGATTTCGCCTAAGCCACTAGTTATAATAGAATAGGAGAACTAAATCAATGGCATTTTGGACAACAACCCCCGAAAGAGATCCTAAAAGAAATTTTAGATTTCAAGTACTTATGACAGGTATACAAGGTACCGAGCCCGCAGTTTGGTGGGCCAAGAAAGTTGCAAAGCCCAACTTCACAGTTGCGGAATCTAAGCATGTATATCTTGGCCATACTTTTTACTATCCCGGAAAAGTTGAGTGGCAAACTATTTCAATGACTCTTGTTGATCCCGTTGATCCCGGCTCTCTGTTTAGAATTAATACTATTATCAGACAAGCTGGATATCGAGTTCCAGCGGATGCAAATGTTCTTACAACAAAATCAAAGCCCAAAGCTACCAGTGCACTTGGAGCTGTTAAAATTCTTCAAATTGATGCTAACGGTAATCAGCTTGAGACTTGGGAACTTAAAAACCCATTTATTAAAGAACTAAAGTTTTCTGAACTTGATTACGAAAATGATGAACTGTCGACAATTGACTTAACTCTACGTTACGACTGGGCTACATGCTTGACTGTCGATGGAGAAAATGCTAGTAACTTCTACACAGCAACTTAAGAGATACTAAATGTCATGGTGGACTTCCGCAACTCTACATCCGAAAACTAAAAACCGCTTCGTTGTCGTTTTTAGTAATGTTTTCTATTTGCCAAATGTTAAATCAATATCAAAACCGGAAGTTCAAATTGAGACAAAAGAGTATCGTCTTTTAAATCATACGTTTAATTACCCGGGCAATGCCAAGTGGCAACCGGTTACTGTTAAGTTTGTTGATATGAATGGTATTGCCAACGGGGAAGATCTTCACTTTGACACCTCACAATTTCTATGGCAAATGCTTAATAATACCGGATATGCTTATCCTTATTTTGATGAAAGCGCTATAGAAGAGCCAATGTATAGGAACGTTATCAAAGCAGGGGAAGAGTCAACAAAAGGACACCATATTGCAACAAAAATTAACTTTAGAGATAACCCTAGGACAGACGCTAAGGAATTTGAGACCTGGAGAACGATAACAACACCAGAAAAATCATCAAATATTGCGAATTCCTTTGGACTTGGTTTGGAGGGCGAAATTGACAATAAGAAAGCGGGTGTATCTAGACAACGAGTAGCTATATATCAAATATCACCAGATAAAATTATAAACGAGGCTTGGTATCTTGTAAACCCCATCGTTAAAAGCATCAACTGGGGAGATCTTGCTTACGAAGATGATGCTCTTACCGAATATGAGTTGCAGATCGTTTATGATTGGGCCATATTGGATCGACAAGTGGTCGGAACAACTCTTGTTGTTGATGAAGAGCCATATAAAGAATTTATGAAAACCTTAAAGAATAACAAAGAAACGGTAATTCGTGAACTAAGAGAGGCGGTTGGCCTAGGCGAAGAGCGTTTTGAAGTCGATCCATTCGGAGACATAGATACATTAACACAGGACTTGAAAGAATTAGATAATCTTCAAGATCTACTTAGAAGCCCAAATCCAGTGGACCTCAATGGTGATGGCATTCTCAGTGATGAAGAAAAAGCTTTGTGGGAGAACAACAATGGAGCCGGTATCGAGCAACTAAGAGAGGAGGCTGCGGCTATGGAAACAGAAATCATAGAAGCCAGAAAAGACCTAATTTTGCAACAAGAAGAAGAACAAAGAAGAGCGGAAGAAGAATTAGCTCAAGCGGTTGATCAAAATCTTTTTGCTGATGCCGGTGAACTTGAAGATGATTTTACTGTTGATGAAAGCTTGAGTGAGATGGAAGGAGAAGGCGCAGCATTAGAGGCCGGGTTGCGAGCAGCAGAAGAAGTCGTTCGACGACGCGAGGAAACCAGACAAAATTTAGAAACCATAGAAAGATTAGAACAAGAAAAAAGAGAAGAAATACTCAACACTATCATCGACGCCGAAGTCGATCAAAATTTACAAGAAATGAATCAACAGGTTCCCTATGATCCATCGTCAGCAGCTTCTGATGAAGATCTTGATTTGCAATATAATAGAGAGCCATCATCGAATGTGCAAATGCCGGAAGACAGTTCTGATTCTGGAAGCTACTCAGAACAATTAGACAAGGAAAAAGAAGAGCTTGAGGCATTGCAGAGAGAATTAGCAAAACAAAGATTCTCCGAAACAGAAACAGATTAACAAAGAGGTATAAATGAGAAGAAATAATGAAGATAGGACAAAGTCAAGACGACAGCAGCAACAATCCGTTGATCCCGCCGCCCTCTTAGATTTTGTCACACCAACGGAGTTTGTCGAACTCCCATCAAAAGGAATAGGGTATCCATCCGGACATCCCCTTTACGATAAAGAAACAATCGAGATACGTTTTATGACAGCAAAAGACGAAGATATTCTTACTTCTCGTTCTTTGCTTAAGAAAGGTATTGCTCTCGATCGTTTAATCGACAATTTGCTTGTTGATAAGACTCTTCGAGCAAAAGACATTATTGTCGGAGATAGAAATGCAATTATTATTGCGGCTCGTTCCTCGGCATATGGTCATATTTACGAAACCAAAGTTGCATGTCCAAGTTGCGATCATAATCAAAAGCATGAGTTTGATCTTTCCGAAGCAAATATTCACGAGCCAATTCTCGGTGATGATGTCGAGGAGCTTGAAAGCGGAAACTATATGGTAACAACTCCATTTTCAAAGATGAAAGTTGAATTAAGATTAATGACCGGTCATGATGAGGCGGTTATTCTTAAAATCATGAACAGAAATAAAAACGATGACAATATGCTCACGTCTCAGATGAAGTTATATATTGTCTCGGTTAATGGTCATAAGCAGCCCGAAGTTATTAGTCATTTTGTTAATAATGTTCCGGCAGCAGAAGCCCGTTATATTCGCAATATTTATCAAGATATTGCTCCAACAATTGAAATTAAAGGCAACTTCGAGTGCGAGTCTTGCAGCTATGAGCAGGAACTGGAGGTGCCGTTTAATGCGGACTTTTTTTGGCCTGACCGATGATTACATGCAACATGTGTATGAACAATTCTTTACGCTAAAACATTATGGTGGATGGTCTCTTTCGGAATTGTATTCTTTGCCGGTTGGTTTAAGAACATGGTGGCTCAAGCGAACTCTTGAAGAATATGAAAAGGAAAAAGAGGAATATGACAAAGCGTCTAGGCGCTGATGCTTGGCCTTTGCGCCAAGCATTTTTTCTTTAAAACTAATTAGAACATGAGGGCAGCATATGAGCGAGAATGAAGGTAATAATCCAACAACACCAACAACACCGGGCGGCGAGAAAACCACTTCTGACGAATTTATCGAACAGAGGATTACGGCCACCGAGGCTTACAAAGTACAAGAAGAAGGTCTTCGAAGAATCAATGACCTAATGGCGCAGCAATTATCTGCTGCTCAAAACTTAATTGAAGCGGATCGTGCTAGAATTAAAAACGCTCAACAGAGAATCAATCAATTGATGGAAGAAGGCAAGCTTGGCGCCAACAGCGTAAAAGAGGCTGAAGCGTTAATAAACAGCCTAGGGTTATCCAAAAGCTTACAGGATGATTTGAATAAATCTTTACGAGATGGAGGCGGGAATCTTGAAGCCTTCAACGCTAAAATGGAAGAAGTTGCCGGGAATCTTCTTTTGTCAAAAAACTTTGCCAGAGAATTGGATGGCGGAATAGGAAAAGTTGCCGGTGCTTTGGGGATGGCTTCTAATGCATCCAATACTTTGTTGGGAAGTTCTCTTAAAATTGTGGGTGCTTTTGGCGAAGGAAAGCTTCTAACAAACTTAAAAAATGTTGGTAAAGGTCTTCTGTCTTTATTTGATCCCGTCAGAGTTGTGGGGTCTCTTTTAGATATTGCTGTTAAAAAAGCAATTGAATTTGATAATGCCACTAAAAGCATTGTTAAAAGCTTTGGCATGATGGACAGCGCTAGCCCATTTGGGGGAAGACTTCAAAACGCGCTTTTACAAGATCGACAACAATTGGCAAGAGCAGGCGTTAGCATTGATGATATGAGTAAATCTTTAACCGCTCTTCAGGGAAATTTCGGAGCCATTCAGAATACTGATTTTGAAGGCACAACAAAAACAATGGCCATCCTGCAGAAATTTGGTGTCTCGGCCGAACAAAGTGCCAAGAATTTCACCGGCTTAGTAAAAACACTGGGTATGAACAGCGCACAGGCTGGACAAACATTGATGGCTTTAGCAGCCAATGCCGAAGCAGCCGGAATTTCCACTTCCAAAATGGCTAATGAATTTGGAGCTAATCTCGGCTATTTGGCTCTGTACGGCCAACAATCGGTTGATGTTTTTAATAATCTCGCAGCATCTGCGGCTGCGGCGGGAACTTCGGTTAAAGCTTTAATAGATCTTACGACGGCATTTGACAAATTCTCAGATGGTGCAGAAAAAGCGGCCAAGTTAAATGCTATATTTGGAACAAGTATAAGCTCTATGGCGATGATGGCAATGGACGCAGATGAAAGGTTTGACTACTTAAAAGATCAAATCAATATGACCGTTGGATCAGTGGATCATTTAACTAGAGCAGAAAAACTAGCTCTTAAGGAAGCCGGTGGTTTTAGTAGCGTTGCCGAAATGATGGCAATATTAGGATCAAATACAGCAGAAGCTGTGGCTATGAAAAACAAAATGGCGACACAAGCCAAAATTGAAGAGAATATGGCAAAAGCTTTGGAACAACTTTTACCTTTACAAGATCAATTGGTGGCTGCTTTTGAGGCACTGGCCTCACACCCAGAGACCATACAGGCAATCACAGATAATTTAGTGACTGCTGTTAAGGTCGGAATGTTTTTTATAGAGAACATGAAGGCAATAGCAAGCGCTGTGGCTGTTCTGGGTATGGCATATCATGGCTATATATTTGTAATGGAATTGAAGACCGCCGCAGAGAATAGGAACCGTGTGGCAATGGCGAGTAGTGGTGCAAGGGTGCTGCTATTGCTTGGTGCACTGATTGCTTTGCATGCGATATTAATCAAAAGAAGTTCTCCGCCATTCTACATGCTCATGGCTGTGATGGCAATGGGAGTTGAAAAACTTGTCGATGCTCTTGGCAAAGGAACCCCTCAAGCATTCGGCATGGCAATTGCTCTCGCATTATTAGCAGCAGCGGCAGCACTTGTCTTTTATGGTATTGCAGCAGTTGTCAAGGCAATAACCGGTCTTTTTACAGTTCTTTTACAATCTGTTGATGCTCTCCCTCAATTAGCATTGGGAATGTATCTATTAGGTAGCGCATTTTTGTTCTTGGGATTCTCCGCGATGTCAGCATCCGTTGGTCTTCTTATGGGCCTCGGAGCTTTAACCGTCATGTTGGCGACTTTGGCTTTAAGCGGAACATCCATCGGGGAAATGATGTCAATCGGAGACGGAATATTTAAGATCGGAGATGGAGTTTCTCGTTTTGCTCAAGGACTTCAATCAATTAAGTCTACAGCAGCGGAAATAAAGTCAGCAATGGGCGATACAATGATTGCAGCTTCCATGGAAGGATCAAAAATGTCAGTTGTTGTCGGGAAAGAAGCAGGGATTACAACCTTATTTAAAAATGATACTCTTAATATCAAAGTTGATATGCCTCAAATTAATATTCCAACTCCAAAGTTTGATATCTTTATTGATGGGCAGGTTATAGATGCGAGAATAGAAGAAAGACGCACGAAGGCGGTTGGATAATGTCGTTTACATATAAAATCCTCAATGATTATCAGGAAGGCTCCATGCCTAAAGCTGACGGTGGAGAAGCTAAATTGGCTCTCGGCACAGATTATTCATTTAATTATGTGAACAATAAAGGCATTATGCTATATATTTATGACCCAAAACTTGGATCAACAATCAGTTTTAAAACTTTTCTTAAAGATTTCTCGATAGGTTTCGACGTTAAACCCGGAGACGAAAAAGCTGTCGATGGTGGTAAGAT